ACCCCGTCCGCATAGAGGGACAGGTACGCTGCAGAAGCCCTCTCCGGGGTGTAATCGGGGCACTGTCCTCCCATGATATCCGCGATTGTCATGCCCGGCAGCTTATGCACCGCGGCCCGCTCTATGATATGAGAGAGATTTTCGCGGGTAGTGACCTCAATTTGCAGCATCATAACGGTAATACCTCCGGTCAGTTAACGCCCCTCCCATTTTCTCATATCTTGCATTACGCCGCTCTGAGGTATGGAGGATTCTGCCGTCGATCCAGATTCCGACGTGGTAGAGCCGCCCGGAAAGGAAAAACGCCACGACGTCGCCGTTTTCCGGAGTCTTAACCTCCCGGAAATGCCCCTTCTCCCGCAGCATACCGGCGGCCATTGTCTCATGACTGAGATCCGTGTGTTCCCCGAGAGTTATCCCGAGATTTTCCCTGTAATAGTCCACGATGAGGCCCCAGCAGTCCAGTCTCGGATACTGCCGCCCTCCGGGGGTATGTCTGATGAGCAGATAGTCGTTAACGTTTCTCATGATTAGGCCACATATTTAAGTCCGGGGGCATTGTGAGCCGTGTACCGGAGCCGGGGAAATTCTACGTTAAGCATATCGCAGAAGGAGGCCGTGAAGGTAGCGGCTTCTCGCGTTATTTGACCTCCGGTCACGGTCAGGGTGAGCTCGTAAAGCACGTCCGCAGGCGACTCCGGATGCCGGTGCTGGAGAGTGATGTACGTCGTCGCATGACTCGCGAGAGCCTGCCGGACGTAGCGGTAGCAGTCCCCGTTGACTCCGCAGACTGAAAAACTGAGATCGGTAAATCCGGACTCGCTCCGCTCCGGGAGCTGAACCGTAAAGGCAGAAGCCTCGTACTCCTGCCCGGAGATCTGCCGGGGCTGATTGTCCAGGACGTACCGCAGCGTCCCGGTTTCCGAGTTGTTTATGATGAGAGTAACGAGGGGGAGCTGTCCCCCGGAGGCGTATATCTCGTTGAGCGTTAAAAGGGCCATATCTCACTCCGTCGTCGTCAAAATCGGCCTATTCGTCGTCCAAAATGGCCTAATCTTCGTCCAGAAGCCCGGCAAATGCGGATTCTTCAATTTTCCGCTGCAACCTCCGGAGCCGGATCTCGTATACAGCGAAACATACCGCCGCCGGAATGAAAAATATTAAAAATGACATTTATGATACCCTCGCTGCCCATGCGACCGCCCCTTCCGTGATGATTGCATAGGATTTTGAGCCTACTTCCACGATGTCCCCACTCTGGTACGCCGTTAAAACCGGACTCCAGAGCAAATACACTTCACCTTTACACTCGGGATTCCATCCCGGAACTCTCATTTTTCTGATGTAAGCCTGCCCCGGCTGCAGGTGCGGGAGGTTGTACCCCATGGCCAGCGGAGAAAAACCCCGGTTGCCGGAAGGTGCAAGAGCGTTGCTTGGGTCGTTGCCGTTCGATACATTATTTATGCTGTACCAGAGATCCGGAGAATTGGGCTGGTATGCGTAATTCTGGACGTTGCCATCCGTTCCGCAGAGAGCGTGCCAGCTCTGAAAATTAGCGAAATACGATGATCCGGCTGCAGCACTGTTATTGACCGCTCCCCAGATTCTTATATCGTACCGTGAGTTGATAAGCTGCTGCTGTGTTTCTCCGGGGTCGATATTAGAGTTGCCTGTCGGCAGAGCGGCAGGCTTATTGCTGCTGAGGTTTTCTGAGAAAGAGAAAGCGGTTACCTGAACTCTGCGTAAGCTGTTGTAATAGGTGCCTCCTGAGTTATTTATCCTGCCCCATGTCCATATAGCAACTCCCAGTCCTGACTGGCTGCTGCCCTCATCAGTATTGAAAATAACTAGGTCAACCCCATCACTCTCTCCTGCGCCGTTAACAAAGCTGTATCCCCGGGAATAATCGCCTGTCCAGTATATGACGCTGAGAGCGATTGCGTTATTGACAATCCGGTAAGGCAAACAATACCTGCCTGCATTGCTGTTTGAGCTCTTGAACCAGCGGCTCTGCTTTCCGGTTGCATAGAAAGGCAAGTAAGTAGACGCGTTTAATCCGTATACGGTTGTCCAGTCCGCGACGTATTCCGCCTCTACCTTGGGTGTCATGTTCATGGCCGCAACGAGGCATCCGTCAAAAAATCCGAGGGACAAACAAACATTATCCTCGTTTGTGCCGATAAAAATAACATCGCTCTCATAGTGCCGTCCGTTATAGTCGGAGCTGTAAAGCTTGCTGTTATAGGTATCATATAGCGGCGCTCCCGTCCATCTCTCTGAGCCGACAGTGATTGTGTCAAGTACGGTCAGCCCGGTATTCTGCGATAAAATCAGCGTTACGATGTCCTGCAAAAGACTATTGAGTTTAGTGGTCAGGGTATCCGTCCCCGCAACATAAGATACGGAATATGTAACTTTTTTCTTGATTGCCATCTCGTTATACCTCGTCGTAAGTTCCCGCTGATTCTGTCGTCGTCGCTGTCCCGATTCCTGCCCCGGTATCAACATCTTCCTCGATTACGGAGTCAATATCCGCGATGCGGGCGCTTTCTACCGTACCGGCGTTCCCGAACTCGTCATCCGTCGATCCTGCCGGGAGGTAATGGTCTTCCCAGGAGCCGTCGTCAACGATTGTGTTGCTCACGTCCAGCGTGAGGGAGATCCGGTAAATTGTCCCCCGGTGCGGATTCGTGGATACAACCGCAGCGGAGAACTCTCCCCCCTGCATCCGGACGCAACGGTACTCCGTCGCGGAGTCCCCTGCGCTCTCCCGCAGAAGGGGCATTACGAACCAGTCCTGCCCGCTGCGGATATCGGCTTTGTACCATGTGAGCATATCCCGGTACTGCGACTCGTCGATGATGAGCTGCGCCTGGACGGTATCCGGGGCTCCCTGATTGATGAGACGCTGCCGGGTATAGCCGTCCGCCATCTGCGTTCTGATCATGTTGGGACGATGCTGCGAGGTGTAGCCCGATTGCAGCGGAAGCGGAAGCTCCGCGGGGTAAAATTTCATGAGCCGTATCTCCTGAGCTGGTAAGTGGACTCCAGTGCGCGGGCCGCCTGCCCGCCTTTCCGGATATTTGAGATAAAAATATTAATCACGCGCTCCCCGTCTCCGGCGGTCTCGCTCTCTGCCTGTCCGGCGCGGCTCGCGTCTTCGTAGAGGTTAACAGTAACATCTCCGGAAGAGGTGATAGCCCCCTGCGCGAGGGCGGCCGTCCTCCTTCTGGAGGTAACGCTCGCGGGGCCTGCCACGAGTTCCGGCCCCTTTTCTCCCACGATTCCGAGCTGCCCCGCGGGTATCCTGCCGCCCTTATCGTGCATAGAGAGCCCCCGCAGCTGCCCGATGATGCTTGTCGTAAGGGCTACGGCGTTAGCATAAGCTGCGAGTCCTGCCGGGAAAAACGGCTTCGTAGTAAGGGCGTCAGACCATGCCACTATGGCGTTTGCTGTGGCTGATGCTATCGCGAATGACTTCTGGATAGCGAAGAGAGCCTTGTAGCTCCGCGAGCTCTCGCTGAGCCCCTGCGTAAGATTGGAGAAAGCATCGGAGAGGCTTGTCATCGCCCCCGAGAACTGGTCGACTTGCTCCTTGTCCTTGTCAGTGAGAAAGCCGTCCTTTTGTTCCCGGACTTTTGCCATCTCCTCCTCGTAGGAGGCGATGAGAGCTTTGCGTTTCTCCTGGTATTCGGTCTCAGATATGAGAGCGTCCTCGTGGTATTTGTCGAGCTTTTCCAGATCCTTCCGGTACTGATCCATCACCCGGGATTCTTCTGTCTGCCCGATGCCCCGCAGGAACTCCGCAGCCTCCTCCCGGAGGGCTTTCATTTTCCGCTGGTAGTCCTGATTCAGAGTTTCACGGGCGGCCAGTCTCTCCGCTTCCGTGGCTACGCTGGAAGCAGCGAACTCCCTCTCCAGCTCTTCCAGCCGCTCCGAGTGCTCCGCTCTGAGCTTTTCTGCAGAAGAGTATCCGTCGCGCTGTATCCGGAGGATCCCCTCATAGTATTTCTTCCAGGTATCCTCTGCGGCTTTTGCGGCCCTGCCGCCGCCTCCACCGCCGCCGCCCCCGGTTTTCCCTGCGGGAGGGAAATTGAAGCCCGCAGCGGCGCCGCCGTTTTGGCCCTGCTCCCAGGAGCGATAATTAACCACGTCATCCGTGTATCCCATAGCGGCGTCTCGGAGCCGCTGGATATTTTTCGCGATTTCCGCGTAATAGGTATTGATTGTGCCGTTAAAGTTTTCGGTGTCTTTTCCTATCTGGTCTGCGGCCTGATTGAGCACGCGGTTATACGCAGTCCCGAACTCCCCGCCCCCGAGCCAGTTGCCAATCCCCTCTCCCACGGCCTGAAAACCGCCCTTTAGTGCCGTCCAGGCATTAGTCGCCCACTTTGCGACCTCCAAAAAACCGGCGCGGGCAAAATTAAAGAACTGCGATAAGGCCTCGATCATGTTGTTTGTGCCGGTAGCCGCAGCGAGTCCGGAAGACTCCCAGAGATCGTTCACGGTGTCTTTTACGATCTTTACGCTGTCCTTTGTGGCAGTAACGATGCTATCCCAGCTTTCCGTGATGGTCGTAAAAAATGCTTTTATCGGCTCGCGGTTCTCGTTTATCCATGACGTGATGCTGTCGAGTTCCGTCGCGATGTCGCGTATCGCGTGAGTTACGAGATCCCCGAATCCGCTCTCCGCGAGTGCCCGGTAAAAATCTCCCCATGCGTTTTCGAGGTGATTAAGAGCGCCGGTAACGCCGCCCTGGAGATAGTCCAGAACCCCCTCGTTTTCTTTTCCGATGGTATCAAAGTACGCGGAGAGGGCGGCGGTGTTCTTCTGGATCTCAGTTGTGGCGCCCTTGTAGGTCAGGAGCAGGGTCTCCCCGTTGTCCTGCGCTGTGATTCCGAGCTGCCGGAGGCCGCGGAGATTGCCCTGTATGGTGCCGGTAAAGGCTTTACTCACGGTCTCCAGGCTTTGGCCTGTGCCGTAGGCGATTTGCGAAAAGGTTTTTAGCTGTTCCGCGGAGGGCTGCAGGCCGTTCTTCCGGAGCTCCAGAGCTGCGGCCTTTAATGAGTCGAAAGGCTGTATCGTGTCGCGGGCCGCTTGCTGAAGCATCTCGAACTGAGCCCGCGCGTCTGCGACGCTGCCGGTAGACTGGATAAAGGCCGCGACGCTTTTCTCCGTCGCTTGGAGTTCCTTTGTGATAGCCCCGGAGAGAGCTCCGGCAGCGATAGCGGCGATGGCCCCTTTCCACGCAGAGCCGATAGAGGAAAAGCTCCCGGCGATGCCCTTTGCCGCGTTTTTCGTGTCGCGCCGCATCCCCTGGAGCTTCTTGCTGTACTTCGTCGTATTGAGGTCGACGAGATTCAGGATGTTATTTACTATGCCCATTAGCCACCTCTCCCCCGAGCATCCGGAAGACCATCCGCGGGTCTACGTCTTCCGGTTCTTCCGTCTCCGCCCCCTCTCCGCGGGCCTCCTCCTCAAA